GGCCAATTCGTCTACGCGGTGGTGCGGCCGACGACCAAGGCGCCGATCGACCCGGACATCAAGCACGGCCGCATCGCGCGGCACCTGTGGACGGCGATGCGCAACCTACCGATGTTCACGGTCGGCGAACTCGCCGCAGCCGCGTCGACCGACGAAGTCGTCGTCTCGCGCAAGACCGCTTCCGACTACGTGCGCATGCTCGAACTCGCCGGCGCGCTGATCGTGGTGCGCCAGGCGAAGCGCAAGAGCCTCAACTCCGGCGTCTACCGGCTGAAGAAGAGCGCCGACACCGGGCCGCTGGCGCCGCGCGAGATCAGCGCCAGAGTGCTGATCGACCGCAACACCGGCAAGGCGCTCGGCGGCGCGGAGGCGCGGCTATGAACGCGCCCCTTCTGTCCGCCGCCGCGCGCGGCAAGACCGACTTTCTCGCCAACGCCCGCAAGGGCTGGGGCGAGACGCCGCCGGACTGGATCGTCCGCCTCGCCGAGGAATGCGAGCGGACGTCGGCGTCCGACGTGGCGCGGCGGCTCGGCTATTCGGTCGCCGTGATCTCCGGCGCGGTGCTCAACTCGTACAAGGGCGATCTCGGCAAGGTCGAGGCCAAGGCGCGCGGCGCCTACATGGGCGAACTGGTCGAATGCCCGATCCTCGGAGAAATCGAGCGCGATCGCTGCATCGCCGAGCAGGGCCACCGCCACGCCGCGACCTCGGCCAATCGCGCGCGGCTCTACCGCGCCTGCCGCAACGGCTGCGAGCATTCGCGGCTGAAGAAGGAGGTCGGCGATGACTGACCTTCTCTCCGAACAGATCGCGCAGTTCCGCGGTTCGTGGGGCCGCTATGTCGTCGACGGCGTCGACCTGACCGGCGAAGCCGTCGAAGCGCTCGACGGCGTGTTCGCCTCGTTCCAGGCGCAGGCGCGGATGCTCGAAGGCGGCGCGCCCGATCTCGCCACGTTCGACGAAGTCTGCCGCGCCGTTTCGGCCGAGGCGCGCGTCGTCGCCGTTGTCGCCAAGAAGCTGGAGGCGACGACGGCGCGGCTGCGTTCGGCCGAGATCGTCGCCTTCCCGCGGCGGGGAGAGGGATGATGCACAACATTCCTCTCGCCACGATCCTCGACGTCGTCGCCAAGCGCTTCGGGCTCGACGTCGCGCACGTGCGCACCCAAGCGAGCGACGAAGCGCGCCAGGCGCGGCGCGTCTTCTGCTACCTGGCGCGCGGCCTTTCCCGCGCAGAGCCGGTCGAGATCGGCGAGGCGATCCTCGAGCGATCGGCTGAAGTGCTGGCCGCCGCCGACGAGATCGGCGCGGCGCTCGACGACGGCCGCGACCTGGCGGCGCTGGTCGTCGAGGCGGAGATCGAGCTGATGGCGCTCGCCGGCGTCGCCGAGGCGCGCGGCTTCCCGCTGCCGACGACGGCGTCGGCCAAGACGACGGCGATGCGCATCGTCGTCGACAATCGCGACGGCTTCGCCGTCCCGCATTCCGACCTGGTGGCGCTCGCCGCCGCCTATCTCGCCCGGCTCAAAATCGAGCCGACGCCGCCGATGCTTGCCCCATCGCCGTTCATGCGCGCCGCCAGAGACTACGACCTCGCGGTCCTGGCGGCGAGCGAGGCCCGTTTCACCGCGCGCGAACGCGCCGCGCTCGTCGCGCGCGACCGCTCGCTCAAAGCAATGCTTGCCCTCATCGGAGTCGATCATGTCGAAGTCGCCTAAAACCAAGACCAAGGCCGGCGCGCCGGCGCCGCAGAGCCGCGAGGAGGCGGCGTCCTTCATCCGCCGCATCGGCGAGAACGCGCGGATGATCGCGCGCTTCCAGGCCGAGATGAACGACGCGATCGCCAAGCTGAAAGAGGACGCGGAGAACGCCGCCGCGCCGCGCGCCGCCGAGATCGAGCTGCTGACCGAAGGCCTGCGCGCCTGGTGCGACGCGCATCGCCTCGAACTGACCGACAATGGCAAGCGCAAGTTCGCCGATCTCGGCACCGGCAAGGTCGAGTGGCGCAAGTCGCCGCCGAAGGTGACGATCAAGAACGTCGAGGCGGTTCTGGCGGCGATCAAGCAACTCGGGCTGCCGTTCATCCGTCCGAAGGAGGAGGTCGACAAGGAGGCGATGCTCGCCGCGCCCGACCAGGCGCGCCTCGTTCCCGGCGTCAGCGTCGGCTCGGAAGGCGAGTTCTTCGCCGTCGAGCCGTTCGAGGCCGAGCTGGCGGGAGGCGTGGCATGAAAGAGCCGCTGCCGCTGATCTCGGCGATCGGCTTCCTCGTCGCCGCCGGCGCTTCGATCGGACTCTACGGGCTGTGGGGAGCGCCGATCGCGGTCTTCGCGGTTCCCGCCGCCGTCTGGCTGCTGCGCGACCGCGACCGCCAACTGGCGATCCGCGAGGAGGACGAGCTGCTCGACATCCTCGACGCGCTCGGGCCGCGCCCGCGCGAGGGCGGCGCGCCGCGATGACCAGCGCCGCCCAGACCCAAGCCATCCACGCGATGCGCCGCGCGCTCGGCCTGACCGACGACGACTATCGCGGCCTGCTGCAGGCGCGCTTCCACGTCGTCTCGTCGCGCGATCTCAACGCCGGCCAAGCCGGCGCGTTGATCGACGAGCTGAAGGGCCTGGGCGCGCCGGCGGCGAGCGGCAAGCGCCCGGCGGCCAAGACCGCGAGCGGCAAATACGCGCCGGTGCTGCAGGCGTTGTGGATCGCCGCCTGGAACCTCGGTCTGGCGCGCTCGCGCGACGACGCGGCGATGCTCGCCTTCGTCGAGCGCCAGACCGGCCTCGCCCACACGCGATTTCTCGCCGACTCGGCCGACGCCGCCAAGGCGATCGAGGGGCTGAAGGCGTGGGTGGCGCGTGACGGCGGCGTTACATGGCCGACCCAATCCGAGGCTGATGTAACGGGGCGCCCGCTCTCCTGGATGCGGAAACGCGCGGTGGCGCGGGCGATTGCGGCAAAACTGCAGGCCGCCGGCGGCTTCACGCCGTTTATCACAGGGCAAGACATCTGGCCCGGCGATGTCGAAGCATACGGCTATCGCCGCGGCCTCAAGGCGGCGTTCGGCTTCTACGACGAGACGGACTGGGATCGCCTCGCCGCGTGGCTGGGCGCGCGCCTGCGCGCCACGCTGGCGACCAAGAAGGAAACGACACGATGACGCGCACGCCGCTCGATCCGCTCGCCCGAAAGTTCGCCTTTGTCGCCATCGCGCTAGCGATCGTCGCGACGGCGCTCTACCTGATCGCGCTCGCCGGGGCGTGGCTGGCGCCGGCGCGCGGCGCCGAGGCGACGCCGCCGCGCTACGAGCTGCACTACAGCCCGGCCGAGAACCTGGAGGCGATCGACGTCGCGACGATCGACCAGGCCGGCGAGACGCTCGACGTCGCCGCCTACGTGCTGACCGACGTCGCGGTGATCGAGGCGATGACGAACGCCGCCGAGCGCGGCGTCAAGCTGCGCATCTTCGCCGAGCCGAACCAGGCGGGGCACGGCGGCGCCACCGCGCTCGCCGCGCTCGCCAGGCTGATCGCCACGCCGGGCGTCGAGCTGCGCTACAACAAGCGCACCGTCTGGATGCATTTGAAGTCCTACGTCGTCGACGGAGTGACGCTGCGCACCGGCGCCGCCAACCTGTCGGCCTCCGGCCTCAAGCAACAGGACAACGATCTGCTGCTGACCGACGACCCGGCGCTGGTGAAGGCGTTTCAAACCGAGTTCGAGACGCTGTGGGCGCGGCCATGACGACGCGGAGCGCCTGACCATGCCGACGTACGACGAAGAGGGACGTCCCGCGCCGCGCGCGCCGGCGCCGCCGCTTTCGCCGGCGGAACGGGCGGCCGTCGAACTGGCGGCGCTGGAGGCGCGCGCCGCCTACGCCAAGGCCGAGTTCGACGTCATCGCCGCCGAGGCGACGCGCCAGGCGCGGCGGGCGCGCGAGACGTTCGGAACGGATGAAGGTCGCGACGCCTTCGAGCGCTGCAAGGCGGCGCATGGCGCGGCGCAGACCGCCTTCCGCATCTACCGCCGCCAGCGCCTCGCCGCCGACCGCGCCCAGCGCGCCGCGCTGTTCGCCGGCCGCGTGGAGGAGGCGTCGTGAGGCTCAACGATCTCGCCGACGAGATCGCGCTCGACACGCTGGAGCGCGAGCAGCACGCGGCCAATCTCGAACGCGCGATCCTCGCCGGCCACGTCAAGCGCGACCTCGCCGACGTGCGGATGATGCGCTCGCGCCACCCGCGGGCGCGCGCCGCCGCGCGGGCGCTGAAGCTCATCGCCGCCTGGCGCGACAAGCTGCCGGCCGAATTCATCGCCGAAGTGGAGCGCGAGCCATGATTGTCGCCGTCTCGGATCACGCCTTGGTGCGCTTCCTCGAACGCGCCGGCGGCCTCGACGTCGAGGACTTGCGCGAGCGGCTGACGGCGTCGCTGTCGCGCGCGGCGCAAGCGGCGGCGGCGCTAGGGGCGGCGGACTTCACCGTCAAGGCCGACGGCCTCAGCTACCTCGTCTGCGGCGGCGTCGTCGTCACGGTGCTGCCGGAGCACGCCACGGCGCGAGCGCGGACGGTGGCTTAAGTGAAATACGTCTGGCTCGCCGATCTCTATCGACAGATCTCCGAAGGCGCGGGTCTCGAAGCCGCGCTCGGCCTGGCGCGGGCGCGCGGCGGCTTGCGCATCTCGGTGCCGCGCAACCCGCGCGCCGCGCCGTGGCTGGCCGAGGCGATGGGCGAGAAGGGCGCGGCGCTGCTGTGCGAGCTCTACGGCGGCGAGCTGATCGACCTGCCGTCCGACCCGGTGTCAGGCCAGGGCCAGAATGCGCGGGTGCGGCGCATCCGCGAAGCGCTGCGCGAAGGCGCGCTGTCGGCCAACGAAATCGCCCGGATGGCGGACGTGACGCGGCGCGCCGTGTTCATCAACAAGGCCAAGCTGCGCGCGATCGATCCCGAGCCTGACCTGTTGACGCCGCTTTCCAAAGCCGCAACCCGGCGCTAAGACAGCCGGCGCATCGATCCGCAAGCGTCGGGTGAAACCTTTCACCATGCTTTCGGGATCGCGCCCCTCCTAAGCCTGAAACGCACACGGCCGCTTCGCGGCCGGTCTCAGGCTTCGGAGCGCTTCCCGTCATGACCATCGCCCTGCCGGTCCTGAAACAGGTTCCGTCGCCGAACTACACGCCGGTCGCGATCGCCCACGACCTCGTCATCCTGCACATGATGGAGGGCGGCTACGCCGGCTCGGTGGCGTGGCTCTGCCGGCCGACGACGCGCGCCTCCGCACATCTGTGCATGAGGAAAGACGGCGGCGAAGACACCCAGCTCGCGCCGCTGAACTTCAAGGCATGGGCCGAGTGCGACTTCAACGGCAAGGGCGTCTCGATCGAGATCGAGGGCTTCACCGCGCAAGGCATGAGCGAAGTCACGATGCGCGCCGCGGCGCTGCGCACGGCGTGGCTGCTGCGGTTCTACGGCATCCCGTGTCAATACGCGCGCGGCGGCCAAGGCCGCGGCTATTGCATGCATCACGATCTCGGCGCGGCCGGCGGCGGCCATGTCGACATCTGCGCGCTCGACAGCCCGACCTGGACGACGCTCGAAGGCTACATCAAGGAGGCCTACGACGCGTTCGGCGATGGCCCGCTGCCGCCCTGGGCGCTGCATGGCCTGCCCGCGCCGCACCAGATCGCGCTGCCGCCGCCGGTCGCGCCCGAGCCCTCGCACGGCGGCGCGCCGCGCGCGCAGCCCGACGATGCGACGGCGCACGCGACGCCTTCCGGCTATCCGCTCGGCTCGCGCGCCGACGTTCAATGGCGGCTGCGCAAGGTCGGCGCCAATCCGCAACTCGGCGTCACCAACACCGACAACGGCGCGACCCATGCCGCGCTCGGGACGTTCCAGCGCGCCTACGGGTTGCCGGTGACGAACGAGCTCAACCCGGCGACCTGGGCCGCGCTCGAAGCCGCGACCGCCAAAGCCGTTTGAAACGCGTTTCAAACTGAGGAGCATGTCAATGAAGGGTTTTAAGACCGTCGCGTTCGGGCTCGCGCTCGTCGTCATCCCGCCCACGGTGACCTATCTCGGCGGCGTCGATTGGACCACGCTCGGCCTGTCGCCCGGCGTTTCCGCCGCGATCGGCTTCGTCGTCATCGGCCTGCGCGCGGTGACCAACACCGCGATCGGCGCGAAGTCGTAAGCCGATGCTGTCGCACGCCGCGCAGCCCGGTCCCGAGGCGCCCTTCGGCGTCGGCGACGTCGTCAGGCTCAACTCGGACACTGTCCGCATGACCGTCGGATCGTTTGTCGGCGTGCGCGTCGTCTGCCGCTGGCATGACGAAGCCGACGATCTGCTCTCCGACGATTTCGACCCGCGCGAGCTGACGCTCGTGCGCAAGCGAGAGGCGTAACGCCGATGCTTTCGCACGCTGCGCTCGCCGATCTCGCCGGGCGGTCCTACATCGGACCGTGGTCGGGGCGCGTGGCGTTCGACTGCGAATACGACCTGCTGCCGCGCGGCGACGACGAGCTCGTCGTCGTCATGCCCGGCACGCATCCGGCCGACCCGCTCGACTGGCTGCGCGACCTCAGCGCGGCGCCGCATTGGGTTCCTGGCGTCGGACCCGTGCACGGCGGCTTCGGCCGCGGCGGCGAGGCGCTGTACGCGAAAATCGCGCCGACGATCGCCGGCGATCCGCGGCTGATTTCGATCGTCGGCCATTCGCTCGGCGGCGCGCTGGCGCAAATCCTCGGCGGGATCTTCGCCCGGCGCCAGCCGGGACGCCAGTTCCGCGTCGTCACCTTCGGCGCGCCGCGCGTCGGCTTCCTCAATCCGTGGCTCGGCCATCTGCTGCGCCAGGGCGTCCAACTCGGCGAATATGCGCGCGCCGGCGACATTGTGCCCGAGCTGCCGATGCGGCCGCCGTTCAACCATCCGAGTCGGCCGCGGCCGATCGGCGAAGCGGTCGACGGCACGGCGAAGGCGCTGGCGCTGTTCGAGACCATCGCCCGCATCGGCCGCGAGATCCCCGCCAACCATTCGATCCAACGCTATCGCGACGACCTCGCCGCGCTCGGACGCTAGGAGACGCAACATGAAGACCAGGATCAAAGCCAAGACACCCACGCCGGCGACCTGCGCGCCGAAAGCAAACACGGTCGCGGCGCAACTCGCCAAGCTCACCGCTCTCGTCGCGCGAGCGCATGAGGTTCGGTGCCGCGCCGAGGTGCTGGCTGAAGCCATCAGCGGCGAGCCCTGCAACGCATTGTGCGACGTCGGCAGCGTGGGGGCGCCGGCGCCGCTGGTCGACGCTCTTGACGAACTCGCCATGAACTTCTCTGCGGCGCTGGCCGGCCTCGACGAGGCGCTCGCCAGGGCGCGCGCCGCAATCGGCTGATTTCTCACCCGCGCGCCGGCGAGCCCCGGCGCTCCATCGAAAGCCGCCGCCACGATGTACGCCACCAAAATCGCCCTGGTCCTGATCGGTCTCGCGCTGATCGGCGTGGCGTTCGCCGTCAATCCCCTGCCATCGGCCGGACCAAGGCCGGGGCTCACCGTTGTCGGCAGCGCGCTGATCTTGGCGGCGCTGACGTTTCTTTAAGCCTGCCCGCGCGCCGGCGGCTTCCGGCGCTTCCGCTTGGGACAGACAACCATGCTCAAAGTGTTCGCGGCGCCCTATGCGATGATCGGGCTGGCGCTCATGCTCGCCTTCGCGCCGGCCGGCTGCACAGCAGATCAGCAGGCCAGCTTCAACGCCAATCTCGTCACGACGACGCAGAACGTCGTGGCGCTGCAGAACGCGCTGATTTCGGTCGACAAGACGATCGTCGACAATCTCCTCGCCGAGGAGAAGCTGCTCGCACCGTACAAGTGCGGCGCCTACGCGCTGGCCAGCGCGATCGTCGAGGGTTCGCCCGCCGCGACCAAGGTCAACGCGTATCTCGCCAAGAACGTCGCCGCCGGCGTCGCCAACGTGGCGGTCAAGGACATCTGCTCGGCGCTCGGCTATCCGACGACGGTCACGTCCACATCGTCGACGTCGGACGCAACGCCGACGCCGACGCCGAGCCCCGTCGCGACCAAAGCGGCCTGACCATGGCCGCGCCGATCGTCGCGTTCATCGTCGGCGCCCTGGCCAGCGCGACGCTGGCCAAGGGGCCGGCGACGCTGCTCGCCGTCGATGCGGCGGCGGCGCGGGTCGTGGCGATCGAGAGCCAAGTCTGCCCGGCGGCAGACCCGGCGGCGGCGGCGCTGGCTTCAATCAAGGCGACGAGCGTCGTCGCGGCGATCCGGGCGCGGCTGTCGCGCGACGCTGCGCTGGTCTGCGCCGACCAGCCGGCGATCAACACGCCGGCGGGGCGGCTCGCCGCGGCGGCGAAACTGCTGGTGGACATCGCCAAGGCGGACGCGCTGGCGGCGAAACAGGGGAAGTGAGGGGGCGATGCTCGACTGGAGCGAGATCTGGCAGGGCCTGAGCGCGGCCGGTTCGGACAGCGCGGTGGCGCTGTCGCTCTACGCCGCCGCGACCGCGCGCAACCGCCGCGACGTCGCCGAGCTGCGCGACTCCAACGTCGACCACGAGAAGCGCCTCACGGAGCTGGAAAGCACGGTCGAGCATTTGCCCGACGGCGACACGGTGCATGAGCTGCAACTGTCGATGGTCGAGATGAAGGGCCAGCTCGCCGTCATCGTCGAGCGCGTCGCGCCGATCAAGGCGATCGCCGAGCGATTGCAGGAAACCTTTCTGGAGCACGGCCGGTGAGTCTGTCCGCGATCATGGAACACGAGGCGCGGCTGGTGGCGCTGCGCATGCTGGCCGAGCAGTCGGACGGGCGGCTCAATTCGTCGCTGCTGCGCGACGAGCTGGCCGAGCGCTGGGCGATCAACCGCTCGCGCGACTGGCTGCACGTGCAGTTGCGCTTTCTCGCCGAAATCGGCGCCGTGCACCTGACCGAAGCGGGCTCGGTGCTGATCGCCGAAATCACCCAGCGCGGCCTCGACCACGTCGAGCGGCGCATCGTCCTCGACGGCGTCAAGCGGCCCTCGCCGCCGGAGGTCTGAGATGGCCAGCGCGGATCGCCTTGGCCGCGGCCGCCTGTCGTCGCTCGATATGGCGCCCGACGAGGCGCAGGACGACATTTTCTGGGCGATGGGCGAGCTCAACCAGCGCAAGCGGACCCAGGCCGAGATCCTGTCCGACCTCAACGGCCGGCTCGCCGACAAGAACTGCCCGCTGATTTCGAAGAGCGCCTTCAACCGCAAGGCGATGCGCGTCGCCGCCGCGGCGAGCCGGCTCGCCGAGCGCCGCGCTTTGTTCGAAGGGCTGGCGCCGCAGTTCACCGCCGAGCGGATGGACGAGGCCAACGTCGTCATCGGCGAGCTGATCAAAACGCTGATCACCGAAATGCTCGACGCCGACGCCGGGACCTTCACGCCGAAGGGCGCGATGGAGCTGGCCCGCGCGCTGAAGCACAGCGTCGAAGCGCAGACGATTTCCAGCGAGGCGAAGCGGCGCGCGCTCGACGCGGCGAGCCGCAAGGTCGGCGCGGCGGTCGAGCGGGTTGCCAAGGAGAAGGGCATCACCGCCGAGACGCGGGCCAAGATCATGGAACAGCTCGGCGTCATCCGCGGGGGCGGCGCATGAACTGGGCGCTGGCGGCGACGGTGCTGTTCTGCGGCTTCTGCATGATGCTCGACGGCCGCGCCGACGGCGAACGCGAGCGCGAGCAGCCGGGCGGCGGCGCGGCGCTGTTCGTCGCCGGCCTGATCGTCTTCGCTGCGGGCGTCTTCGTGCTGCTTAGCGCCGCCCGCGGCGCGCTCGCCGGCGCGGGGTGAGGCGATGAGCGCGCTGCGATCGCCGGAAGTCGAACGGGCCGCCTACGCGACCATCGCCAAGGCACTCAATCGCTGCACTTATGTTCCGGGTTGTTGGGACAAGCGCTTCGCGCGGGCGATGGCGGCGATCGCCGACGTCGACCCCGAGTGGGCCTTCACCGAGCGCCAGCGCGCGTCCTTGTTGCGCCTGGCGCACAAGTATCGTCGCCAGGTGGCGACCGAAGTCGTCATGCTCGCCCAGGATCTCGCCGAGGCGGCAGCGCAGGCGCAAGGAGCAGTCGCGTGAGCGCGCTGCCGACCGCCGACCAGATCGCCTCGGCGCGAGCGATCACCGAGAAGGAATGGG